CAATTCTTATACAGTTCTTGATTCTGGTTACAAATATCAATATGACCGCTACAATGACGTGTATCGTTGGGTTCCATTAAACGGTGACATCGCTGGTCTATGTGCTCGCACTGACTACACTAACGATCCATGGTGGTCTCCAGGTGGTCTAAACCGTGGTCAAGTTAAGAACGTTGTTCGTTTAGCTTGCAATCCTAACCAGACTAACCGTGATACTTTATATCGTAACTCTATTAATCCAGTTGTTACTTTCCCAGGTCAAGGTACTGTATTGTTCGGTGATAAAACATTGTTGGCTAAACCAAGTGCTTTCGATCGTATTAACGTTCGTCGCTTGTTTATCGTTCTAGAGAAATCTATTGCGACTGCTGCTAAGTTCCAACTGTTTGAATTCAACGATGCGTTCACTCGTGGTCAATTCAAGAACTTGATTGAACCGTTCCTACGTGACGTACAAGGTCGTCGTGGTATTACAGACTTCCTAGTTAAGTGTGATGAGTCTAACAACACTGGTGAGGTTATTGATCGTAACGAATTCGTTGCGGATATTTTCGTTAAACCAACTCGTTCTATCAACTATATTACTCTTAACTTCGTTGCTGCTCGTTCTAGCATTGCCTTTAGCGAGATCGGTGGCTAATATTATTGGGGAGAAATTCTCCCCAATTTTGACGAATAAATAAGGTAATAACAAGGAGATTTTAAATGGCAAATATTGCTGACTTTAAAGCCCAGATGATCGGTGGTGGTGCACGTCCTAATCAATTCCGTGTTGAGTTGACTTTCCCATCATTCGTTACACTAGGTGTTATTGCTGGTCAAAGAGCACAGTTCCTATGCCGTGCTGCTTCCCTACCAGCTTCTACAATTGAAACAATTTCGATCCCGTATCGTGGTCGTCCTGTCAACTTTGCTGGTGAACGTTCATTCCAGCCTTGGACTGTTTCTATTTACAACGATACAACTTTTAACATTCGTAATGCCTTAGAGCAGTGGCAATCTGGTATTCAACAGTACAATACGACTAATGGTCGTACTAATCCTACTGACTATCAAGTTGACTTGTCTGTTCACCAGCTAGACCGTAACGGTGCGACTATTAAGTCATACAAGTTTACAGATGCGTTCCCAACTAACATTGGTGCGATCACTCTAGACTATGAACAACAAAACGCTATTGAACAGTTTGATGTTGAATTCGTTTACAACTTCTTCACTTCTAATGAAGGTGCTGGTGCTAACTTCGGTATTAACGTTAATATTAATACTCCAATTGGTTCGTTCCCAGTTTAATTTTTAATTAGAAGGAAATTTTATAATGCAGCTTTTTGGCTTTGAAATCAAACGTGCAAAGGATGAACAGGTTCTACCGATTCCATCGGTAGTGCCTCCATCCAACCAAGACGGCTCCACCGTAGTAAACACTGGCGTAAATGCTGGTGGCTACTACGGCATGGTTGTCGATTTAGATGCATCTTTAAAAAACGAAAACGATCTTATTCGTCGTTATCGTGAGATTTCTCAATACTGTGATTGTGATGCAGCTATTGAAGACATCGTTAATGAAGCATTAATATCTGATGAATCTAAACGATCAGTTGAGATCGTTCTTGATGAACTAAAAGTATCATCAGCTATTAAAACTAAGATTGAAACAGAGTTCTATCAAATCCTTAAACTATTAAAGTTTAATGATAAAGGACATGATATTTTCCGTCAATGGTATGTTGACGGTCGTTTGTATTACCAAGTATTACTTGACGAAGATAATGTCAAGGATGGTATTCAAGAATTACGTTTTATTGATCCACGCAAAATTCGCAAGATCAAGAACATTAAAAAAGAAAAAACACCACAAGGTGTTGAAATTATTAAGACGATGGAAGAGTTCTACCTTTACAATGATAAAGGTATGTCTGAACAATCAACACAAGGTGTTAAACTTCCATTAGATTCAGTTGTACATTGTCCTTCTGGCGTGATGGATGCAAACTCTGGTATGGGTTTGGGTCATTTACATAAGGCAATTAAACCAACTAACCAATTAAAGATGATTGAAGACTCTTTAGTCATCTATCGTATTTCCCGTGCACCAGAACGTAGAATTTTCTATGTTGACGTTGGTAACTTACCGAAGCTAAAAGCTGAACAGTATGTTAACGACATTATGAATAAGTTCCGTAACAAGATTGTTTATGATGCAACTACTGGTGAAACACGTGATGACCGTCGTCACCTATCAATGATGGAAGACTTCTGGATGCCTCGTCGTGAAGGTGGTAAGGGTACTGAGATTTCTACATTGCCAGGTGGTCAAAACCTTGGCGCTATTGAAGACATCGAATACTTCCAAAATAAACTTTATCATTCATTGAACGTTCCTGTATCTCGTATGCAGCAAAGTCAAGGTTTCTCTATTGGTCGTTCAAATGAGATTACCCGTGACGAAGTTAAGTTCAATAAGTTTATCGTTAGACTTCGTAAAAAGTTTGCAGTTTTATTCTTAGAAGCATTGAAAGTACAATTGATTGCTAAGAATATTATGACGTATAAAGACTGGAATGAAATTAGCCAGCAAATTCGTTTTGACTTTTTAGAAGATAATCATTACTCTGAATTAAAAGACGCTGAGTTGTTGACACAACGTGTTACTCTATTGCAACAAATTGATCCATACATTGGTCGTTTCTTCTCTGATGTTTGGATTAAACGTAATCTATTGCGTATGACTGATGATCAAATTGCTGCAATGGATAAAGAAATTAAAGATAGTTTAGCAACTAACGTTGCGTTTGCTCAGAATAAAGGTGATCAACAGTTGGCTCAACAACAGCCTACTATGGATTATCAAGCGCAACAGCAACAAGCTCAAATGGCTATGCAACAAGGTCAGCAAGCTCCACAACCTGCGCAACCTAACGCTGAACAAGATGCTGAGCAAGAAGCAAAAGTTGTTAACTTGGCAGATAAAAAACCAGTTGGTAAAAGAAAACCCACTGGCGAACAAAAAGATTCATTTGATTGGAATTAAGGAGATACTATGTCTACAACATTAGAATTAATTAACGCAATTGCATCTGGTGATGCAGCTGCAACAGAAGATGCTTTTCAAGCTGCTATGGCAGAAAAGATTGGTGCTAGATTAGATGACATGAGAAGTGATGTCGCTAAAACTATGTTTAATAAAGTTGAAGATCAACAAGCTGAAGAACCAGCTTCTGAAGAAGAACAAGTTGAACAGTAATGCATTTTAAGCAATTCTTAGAAACGATTAAACTAAAACAAGAGGAAGATAAAACTGTTTCTCTTGTAGAGGAAGTCACAAAAGAAATATACGAAGAAATACCAAACAATAAAATTGCTGAAATTATTAAAGAATATCACGACGTCAAAGTTACTGATACATTAATCGAAACATATATTGAATTGGCTTCCTCTAATATTTTTTCTGTAGATCCTGTTATTTGTGAATTGCGTAAATATAATAAATTAGATCGCTTAATTGAAGGTAAATTAAATTATACTTTGAATGATGGTAGTGTTATTGCAATTGATGAATCTACGCAAGATTACCTAAATAAACTATTAAATAATCAAAACGAAATTGTTGAGTATATGAAAGAGTCAAAAGCGAACTTCCTTCATGTGCTTAAAAGAATCGGAGAATAACAAATGGCAATGACGCTAACTACTCTTAAAAATACAAACCAGGAAACTGTGATTCATTTCGCATCTACTGCTGCTGAGTCAGGAACTATTACTATTGCTAACTTGACTGCATCAACTCAAGCAAGAAATGCAGATACCCCTGTTGTTGATATTGTTAAATGGACAATGACAGGAGAACTAGGTTCTCATGTAAGAGTTACAAGAAACGGAAGTTCAGTTATTTCTGCTGCTCCAGAAAATGCTCCATATATGGAAGCTAATGCATGGGGAATTCCATTAAATATTGCTAACACAAGCGATATTGTTATTAATAATAACTCAGCAAAAGATGTAACTGGAATTTTAGTATTGCGTAAACAAGCTGGTTGGTCTACTAAAGTTGAACCTGCTACATATGGTGCATATGACGACGTTACTCGTGTTGGGGCATCTACTACACTAAGCGGTTCACCAGATAAGGTATAAAACAATGAGACTAATTAAAGAGATTTTCGAATCAACTAACCTTATCGTTGAAGAACGTAAAGGTAAGAAAGAATATTTTATTGAAGGTGTATTCCTTCAATCAGAACTACAAAACCGTAACAAACGTATGTATCCTGAACATGTAATGGACAAAGAAGTTGCTCGTTACCTCAAAGAGTCAGTTGAGAAAAATCGTGCTTACGGTGAACTAGGTCACCCAGATACTCCAAGCATCAACCTTGACCGTGTATCGCATATGATTACTTCACTTCGTAAAGAAGGTACTAATTATATTGGTCGAGCAAAGATTATGGAAACTCCAATGGGCAATATCGCTAGAGGTCTTCTAGATGGTGGAGCAAACCTTGGTGTTTCTAGCCGAGCACTTGGCTCTCTCAAAATGAATAATGAGGGTGTCAATATCGTTCAGGATGACTTCATGCTGTCTACCGCAGCTGATATCGTTGCTGATCCTTCTGCTCCTGATGCGTATGTCCGTGGAATCATGGAAAGCAAGGAGTGGGTATTCGTGGATGGAAAATTCGTGGAACAGAATATTGAGGAAACACAGAAGTTTATTAGAAAGGCATCTAGCAAGAATTTGCAAGAAGCTAAGATTTTAGCCTTCCAAAATTTCCTGAGTAAAATTAAATAATTTATAAATAATCTTATAGAACTATCCAAGTTAGGAGAACAAACGATGTCTATCGAACAAAAAATCGCTGAACTTCTTGCTGAGTCTCGCAAGTCTCAGGAAATCCAAGAAGAAAAAGTTAAACCAGATGGCAAAGAAGGTGGAAGTAATTCTGCTAAAGAAGGTGCTGTTTCTGGTGACCAATCTGCAGTTAAAAAAGGTGACGCTGTTGAGCCAAAGCATGAAGGTGAAAATCCTGACAATGCTCGCAACAACGTTCAAGACGAAAAGCAAGCTGAAGAAGTTAAGGGTGGTTCTATGAATCCTCATAACGGTGACCAGTCTTCTGTCCGCAAGGGTGATGCTGTTAAAGGCATGAAAGAAGATATGGACGCTCTATTCACTGGCGAAGAACTAACTGAAGAATTCAAAACTAAAGCAACTACTATCTATGAGGCTGCAGTAATGTCTCGTGTTAAAGAAGAAGTTGCTCGTATCGAAGAAGAATTTGCAGCAAAGCTAGAAGAAGCTACTGCACAACAAATTGAGGGTCTTGTTGAACAAGTTGATGGATATCTTGGCTATATTGCCGAGCAGTGGATTGCACAGAATGAATTAGCCCTTGAAAATGGCATTAAGTCCGAAATCGTTGAGAGCTTTATCGACGGCATGAAGGGTCTTTTTGAAGAGCACTATATTGACGTTCCAGCTGAGAAGTATGATGTACTTGGCGAAATGAACGAAACTATTGCTTCTCTAGAAGAGAAACTAAATGCACAAGTTGCTACTAACGTAGAACTAACTAAGCAAATTGCTGAGTCTACAAAAGCATCTATCGTTGCTGAAGCAGCTGAAGGTCTATCAGATGTTGAAGTTGAAAAATTCAATGCGCTAGTTGAAGAGCTAGTATATGAATCAGCTGAAACATTCTCAACTAAAGTAAAGACTATCCGCGAAAGCTATTTCACTAAACAAACTACTGAAGTTAAATCAGTTGTTACTGATACTCCAGTAGACACTTTGACTGAAGAGAAGAAAGTAAATATCGATCCAACTATGGCTCGTTATGTTTCCGCTCTTACTAAGTAATTCACTTAAAAGGAAATTAAAATGACAACTCGTCAACAATTAATCGAAAAATGGGCACCCGTCCTAAACCACGAAGGTGCTCCAGCAATCAAGGACCAGTATCGTAAAGAAGTTACTGCTGTTCTTTTGGAAAACCAAGAACGCGAAATGGCAAAAGCACGTGAAGCTCTTTTTGAAGCTGCACCAGCTAACGCTGTTGGTTCTTATGGCGACACTGGCGGTTTCGCTAAGTTTGATCCAGTATTGATCAGCCTAGTACGTCGTGCAATGCCACAACTTATCGCTTATGATATCGCTGGCGTTCAACCAATGACTCAGCCAACTGGCTTGATCTTCGCAATGAAGTCACGCTATGGTACTCAAGGTGGTACTGAAGCTCTTTTCAACGAAGCTGATTCTGACTACTCAGGTACTGGTACTCACAGCTCTACTCTTGACGGTACTACTATTGGTGCAGCTACTTTAACTGCTGGTAGTGGTCTAGCTACTGACGCTGCTGAACGTCTTGGCCAAGGTGGTTCTGGTGACGGTTCTTTCGGTCAAATGGCATTCTCAATCGAGAAGACTTCTGTTACTGCTAAGACTCGTGCTTTGAAAGCTGAATACTCAATCGAATTAGCTCAAGATATGAAATCTGTTCATGGTCTTGACGCTGAAGGTGAATTGAGCAACATTCTTTCTGCTGAGATCCTAACAGAAATCAACCGTGAAGTTGTTCGTACTGTTTATCGCACTGCTTATCCAGGTGCTGCTGTTGGTACTGCTACTGCTGGTACTTTTGACCTAGACGTTGATTCTAACGGTCGTTGGTCTGTTGAAAAGTTCAAAGGTCTATTGTTCCAAATCGAGCGTGAAGCTAACGCTGTTGGTCAATTGACACGTCGTGGTCGTGCGAACTTCATCATCACTTCTGCTGACGTTGCGTCTGCATTGTCGATGGCTGGTGTTCTTGACTACACTCCTGCTCTAAACGGCAATAACAGCTTGAACGTTGATGATACTAGCACTACTTTCGCTGGTGTTCTAAACGGCAAGTACAAAGTATATGTT